TTTTGATTTATGAAAGCTTCTAGGTCTGCAACATCTTGATCAAACTCTAGTCTTGTTTTTTGCTTACTTGTAATATCTTCAAGAGATATTCTTATATTAGCAACAGTCTCTTGATTAGATGTATCTATAATAGTATTCTCAAACGGAGTTAACTTTTTACCTTTTATTTTTTTATCTAAAGCATATGCAATAATTCCATTCCTATCAGTTTCTGAAAGTGTTTCATTATCAAGTGCAGTTTTATGTTTCTTTAATGGCTTTAAAAGAATAGGTGCAGCTTCTACTTCTGTATCAGCTTCTACTTCAAAAGCAGTTTCATTTGACACCTCAAGTGCTAGGTCTTTGGTTTCAATATTATCCTCAATTACTACATCGTTTTGAATAACCGCAAACGTATTGTCTGGCTTAGTAACAATCTGAAATCCTGTAGATTCCTGTGTTTCTTCAAATATCACATCCTCTACTACTGCTTCAGGTGTAAATGTTTCTGCAACAGTTTTACTTGCTTCAATTAGTCTTGGTGATATTGTTATCGCTTCTTGCGTTTGAACTTCATCTTTGGCAACGACTTGCTCTTCGGTGTCTCTGACTCCCATCGCTTTGCCATCTCTGGCTTGTTGAGGTACATCCACCTCCGTTGTGCTTGGCTCTTGAAAGGCATCTAGTTTTGCGTTTAGTTTACGAGCCATCTCAGGGTCATCTACAACCTTTGTAGTTCCCTTTATTTTCGGACTCTTTAAATTTTCTAATTTATTTAAAAATTCTCTACGAGTAACAATCTTGCTACTCCACATATATTTAGCAGATTTTTTTCTTTCAGTCTTTCCAAGTATACTACTTAAGTCTACACCTGTTCCTTTAATATTACCTTCAGAATCAATTGTTTGTGTATCAGGAATTTTATTAGTCTCAGCAATTTCTGCTATCTCAATATTTATATCCCTAATTTTATTTTTAAATATTTCTTTTGTATTAGTCGTTTTAGTAAGTTGATTTCTAGCTTCTATTAGTAACGCTAATCTTGATCTTGTGTTTTTTGTTTTAGACGTAGCTAAAGTTGACACCTTGCTTACAGATAACAACTCATTTACCTGTCTACGAATACCTACATTCTCCTGTATTTTTTGGTTTTGGTCTTCATTAATTTTACCAAGACTAAGCATATTGTTTGCCCAATTTGAAACACGACTGTCACTTGCTTTGTCATTAACCATAGTAGCTAAGTCATTAGCTAAATCATCAGCAATCTTTAGGTTAGTGTTTCGCCTAGAGTCCATCATTACATTAAACGATGCACTAGATATTTGGTTTCCAAATGCACCACCCATCTCAGCTATTATTTCCTTAAAGTCTACTTCCTGACCTGAACCTACCTGTGCAAGATACTCTCCAACTCCTTCAGCAGCAGGGTCAAATACGGCACGTTCAGCAGCAAAAGCAGACATTCTTGCACCTTTTGAAGCTAATCTTGTTCCTGGTTTAAAAAGCTTTCCTACTACACCTCCTGTTACAAAATCTACTGTACCTATAATAGCACCTCTTTTTGCACCAACATCATTAGCGTAATCCCAAACCCTTTGGTCTTCTAATCCTTTTTCAACTTGTTTAGGGTCGAGATAATTAAAATCATATTTTTGTAAGCCTTCTAATACCGCATTGGTATATTCCATTGCAAAGCTTGTTGCACCCATACCTGTCCTAATACCATAACCCAGACCTGTTAAAGCTCCTGCGGTAGATGTTACGGGAGCAAGTGGTCCACCTACCAATCCTGCTCCTGCTCCGATTGCCGTTCCTGTTCCTGCTGCTCCTAAGACAACCTTTGTGCCATAAGGAACTATTTGAGACAAAGACTCTCCTGCTAATGTAAACATCCACTCTAGAGGGTCATCAAGTATTACATCAGCAACTTCTTTTCCTGTGTTTGCCTCAGCAAATCGAGCACTTACACGACTAACATTTGATGACTGTGAACCTAAGTATTTAGATATAAGCTTTGCGTTTTTTTCTTTGCTATTTGTGGCATTAAGAATACCTAAGTCTTCGATACCTAAAGCTATAGCAAGAATAACCTCCATTGCTTGACCTCTTTTATACCCGTTACTTACTGAAGTGTTAAAGCCTTCTAAATTATCTACATAGTCTCCTCGAAGAGACTTGTTAACCTTCTTGCTATAAAAAGTTTTTGCTACTTCATACTTTGCTGCTGCTTGTTTTTGAGCTGCACTAAGTTCAACTAAATCTTGTGTGTACTTATCTTTTAGTAGATATTCATATTCTGATTTTGGAGTGTAATTTAATAAGTCTTTTAAACCAACATTAAAATTTTGTTTAATATCACTATCTAAATCAAACGCTGCAACTTTTAATTCTTTATTTGATTCGGCAGCAACAGAAGCGGTTTTTTGAATTCTGTCTATTAAGTATTCATCAAACTCTTCTCTTACTCGTTTTTCATCATCATCAAGCATTACGATTTTAGAAAGGTTATCTCGTTTTTTTTCTAAAACTTTTATGTATTCACCAACATCACTCCTTAGTTTTCCATTTACATATAGGTCTCCAAACTCTTCTTTTTCTTCATCTGTAAGAGACTCTTTGTACACCTTCTCTTCGCCCTCTTCAGTAAATGTGTCTTCAATAAATTCTATTTCATCATTTACATCTTGATAGTCATCAAATGCTTTTCTACTTGCAGAATAATTTAATCCTCTATCTGCATAAAACTTGTCTGCTTCTACATCTGCGGTACTTACATTTTTCCAACTACCTTCTGCAAAATCTTGTGCCTCATCTTCTGTATTAAACTTAAATACTTCACCTCTTTGTTTAGCAAGATATATGGCTTCATTAGGTTTTAATTCATACCAATCACTTGGTTTAGATGTAGGATTATCAGGGTCTTTAGGGAACAATGTAGGTGCAACATAGTAGTTGCCATCCTCTTCATAAGACATAAACTTTACAGTAGACTCTGTGCCATTAGATTTAACCATAGCGACAGGTCTTATTTGTCTCGCTCTAATAGATTTATTTAATTGGTCTTCTATTTTTAAATCTTCTTCAGTTTTTTCTGAATTAAGTTTTTCAATATTTCTAGCATGGTCTTTTATGAATGTTCTAAGCTCTTCAGAAGATGCTATACTTTCTGCATCAGTAAAATTATCTACTTCAAAAACCTTACTTTCCTTACCATCTAATGTTCTTACTACTACGGCATCCCTTCCAAATTGCCCTACAGGTTTAGCAACAAAACCATATTTACCAAACTCTTTATTTATTTGTGCAGATACTTCATCTTGTTCTTTGTTTGCTAATTCTACGTCTACTTTTGAAACAGAATTTACAAAGTTTTCGGATTTCATAAGCTTTTCGTTATCATCCCCTCGACTAAGAAGATAATTCATCTTATCTCTAGCTTCTTGTTCTTTCAGTTTTGCTAAAGCATCCTCGTCAGTTTCTGTAAAACCTGCAAGTCTTTTCTCTTCTCGTTCCTTTTGTGCGGTTATTTTTTCAGACATAATATCTGTCTGTGACTTTGTAGAGGAGTCTACTTCCTCCTGAGAAGGATACATTCCTAGCTCATCAATAGGTCTGCCTTTTTGTTCAGGAATAGAGTCAAATCCTTTAAATTCTTTTGATACCACACCACCATCCAAAGATGCTGAATCCGTAACTTCTTTTTTTTTTAAATCAATACCTACTAATTTAGAAAACTCTGAAATATCTTTTGAGTATCCTTTGGTTTTTACATAATTAAAATTGTCATCCAAAACCTCTTGGTTAGAGCTTATTAATTGAGTAAATTCTTCTATGCTTTTGCTATAGCCTTTTGATATAGCTCTATCGTATAAGTCTTGTAATACTTCTGGATTCATTTTATTTATATTTATATTTATAAGCCTCTATAATCAGGTCCTGTTTGTTGCGGTAATGTTGGAGTTGGTTCATCACCATCACCATTTTGTTTTTTTGTTTGACCTTTAGCTATTTTTGGTATTACACCTTGACTTAGTAATTCACTAAGAACTCCTTTCTCTACATTTTTAAGATACGCTTTAAGGAAGTTACTAATCAGATTACCAGAGTTGTCGTCATTTGTGGGAAGTTTAGCAAGTGGCTTTCCGTCAGGACCTTTTATTTGAACTGTATTCGAGAAAAAATCTGTTTTATCTATAGTTAGACCTATTTCATTAAATAAAGGTGAAAACAATTTTACAAATTTTACATCATCTCCTTGAAATTCTGAAAGTTTTATATCTTCACCATCATCATCTTTAACTTTGTAGTTTTTTAAGAATACATCTCTAGATAACACAGGGTCTACTTCTTTTTCAATTTCCTTTTCATCTCTTCTTGCTCGAATTGAACCTGTTTTAAAATTTAAATTAGTTTTTGCATTTTCTAAACCTCTCATTCTTTTAGCTTCATCAGTTTGACTATGAATCTCAATCCCACTCATAGACCATATATCAGGAGATACAGGCTTCTTATTTTCCTGAATAAGTATAGCATTTTCACCTGTTCTATTTTTAGTAGAGTCTTCATACTTAACCGCCATACTTATATTGCCTTGACCATCATCAATAAAATCAATATCTCTTAATCCAACAGTATCTCTGAGATAAGGGTCTGATAGAAGAGAGTTAACAATAACTTTCTTTTCAGCTTGTGTTGCACCATACATTTTATTCCATAATTCAACAGAACGACCTTGTTGTTCTTCTGCTTTCTTTATATTTTTATCTGTAGCAGTAGGTCTAGGATAAGCTTTTTTAGTTTGCTTCTTGCCTAGTTGTCTTTCAATCTCTTTATCTAAAAATTGTTCTACAACTTTTTCTTGTTCCTTCCCTGTTTTGTTATCAAAATTAGGAGTAAGTCTACCTGAGCCTGGTTGATTAGGGTCAGCCTCTAAAAGTATAGTATTGGCATCTTGTTTATTTGGGTCTCTTGTAAATGTAAAAGCCTCTCCGTTTGAAGCGACACCAACAAAATCAGCAAGTATGCTTCCTACTTGTCTATTATCTACCATTTGAGATTTAATTAAATCTCCTTTCATTTTTTTGTATTCAGGCATTTGCCTAACATCATCAAGAGAGTTGTATCCATCTGTTGAAGTTAAATAAGTTTTTGCCCACTTATCAATTCTTTCATCTAATGCATCAAGATTGTATTTATTTACTTGGTCTGATACGGCAAAGTTTAATTGGTCTATAGTTGTAAAACTTCCAGGTTTTCTGTCCATAGTAGTAACATCCTTGCCATCAATAGTTTTAGTAGTTAACTTACCAATACTTATTTGACCATTTGTAGGATTGATATAAGCATCAACATTTGAAAAGTTTGCAAACCCCTCTATCTCTGCCATTTGCCATTGCTCTTGAAGTCCAGACTCACCACTTTCAAACCTATCCATTTTTAATGCATACTCAGCTTGATATTTTTTTCCTATATTAAAAAGTTGTGTAGTACCCTGTGTTAAATTAGCACGACCAATATTATAATCTTTCAACTTTAACTGACCTGATTTTAAAAGCTTGTCTTGCATTAAACGCATTTCTTGTGCGTTGTTAGCATAATTCATAGCAAACTCATTTAAACCTTTGTGACTTCCTTGAGGAGCTTCAGATAGGGTTGCACCTAGCTCTGCAGTAGCGTCATCTATAGCCTTTCTTTTAGAGTCTCTAATAGCCTGAACCTCTTTAAGAGAGTTGACCATGTTAGAGCTAATCTCTGCCCAATTTACTTGATTGCTTGCATCCCTTTCTGCGTACTTATAATATGTTGCCATTTATTTTTTAATTTTATTCCCAAAAATTCAATCCCATTGAAGGGACTTTATAATTACCATAAGAAGCTCCAACACCAGGATTAACATTGTTTTCTTCTTCAACAACAAACTCATCATCTTCATCTTCTATAGGTAAAAGTACATCGCCTGTTAAACCATTATTAAATAAAGCCTGTTGCTCAACGCTACCTCTGTTTATAAAACTTTGTGGGTTAGCCAAGAATGATTCTTTATCAAATTTAATACCCTGCTTACCTTGAGCTTGATTAAATTGATTTTCAAAATTTGGATTGTTATTTATAAGCTGAGCATATGTTGACTGATTTAAAACTGCTTGTCTACCACCTAATGCTGCTGATGCTCCTCTATATCCTGAATTAATACTTGTTCCTAAGAAACCTTTACCTTTACCTGCACCTTCCATGAATTTTTGTCTGCCTTCCCTATTAGCCACCCTGTAAGCCTTGTTAGACGCTCTTACCCCTGCACTCTGTGTATATAACGGAGCCATTGCTGCTGCCTGAGCACCAAAAGATGCTAACGATTGAAACCCTTGTCTCTTTGCTGCTGCTGATGCCTGACTAGCATCTGATGCTGCCATCTGTGCTCCTGCAACTTCACCTAAATCTAACTGAACACCAACGTCACGAAGTCTTGACTCCTCTGCTGCTGCTGCCCTATCCAATGCACTCATCTCCTGACCCATTGCTGTCCTAATTCCTGCCTGACCTTTTTGTTGTGCTAGTTGTATTCGACCAACACCTGCTGCAGCACCACGTTCAGACTCTCTTGCTGCCTCAACGGCTTGTGCTCCTGCAACTAACATAGCCTCACGTTGAAGTTCGTAAGGTTCTTTTTGTATCGCTAATGCATCTATGTAGTTAACCTCGAGTTTTTTTCTTGCTGCAGCCATTGCTTTAGCTGCTTCACGATTTGCTCTGTCTTCAGCCTTACGTTGTTTGCCTGCATCTGCAAAAGACATACCCGTTGACGCTGCGGTTAACCCTAAACCAATAATACCAGTTACTAATCCTGCCATAACTTTTCTTTTTTATTGTATTCTTCTAATGTTATTGAAAAAAAACTTTTTTCTATTTCTTTTATGTTTTTAGTATCTGTTGGATTAGCTATTATATTTATCCAAACACAATCCTCTAAACATTTAATTAACCTTTTAGTTCCTTTTAAAGAGTGAGACCAACATGGAGCAATATGTTCTACAGTTTCGTTGTCAGCTTCCACTATAACTTTTCCAGACAATAAAAACCAAAAATGATTGGTATGGTGTATGGCACTTATGACTATACTACCTGCCTTCATTTTCATCTGACGCATATATAATCCATCAGAAAAATTGTTTGTTATTGGAAACTCTTCATTATTAACTAGATTTTTACCATCACCAAATGTATTTTCATTATTGCTTTCAATAATTACATTTTGTAATACCTCTAGTTTCTTTATAAAATTAACTGATAACTCATTATTCATTTACATCAAAGATACTAATTTTAAGGAAATGATTTCATTACTTCCGACTCAACCGCAAACAACTCAATTGCACTTGTGTTATTATTGGTTAATGTAAATACTGCATAGTGACCTAGTATACCATGAGACTCAGCAGTACCATTCTTAATAAAGAAATAATATACAGGTGAAGTTGGAGGTAAGTTTCCAATAGGAATACCTAACGGGTCATTTGGTGGATTAGTTATAGTGGTATCTACTACTAAATAGTTGTCTCCATTTTTAATGTCTTCAACTCGATTTGTCACCTCGCCAATTAGCGTTACTGAAGTACCAACCTTTGTGTATATTAAATCTCCAATACTTAAGATAGTTCCTATATTTACAAATGGTGTTGTACTAAAATTAATTTGAACGGCTGCAGGATTAGTAACATCAACACTCACGTTGCTACCAATGCCATTAGCTGACCTTAAAGGGTACTGTGCAGAACTAGCAGGGTTAGAGTTTGCAGCTCTAAGATAACCAAAATAACCACCTTCTTTTATAATATAATCATCCGCACCAATAAAGTTACCCAACTGTTGATCACTATTAACTCTTGTGTCCCAAGAATCATCTGACTCTAAAGCTAAGGTTTTAAATATTTTATTTGTTAAAGGCTCATCATTAAATACAGATGTCATTATAGACGCATAGTCTGCACCATAATAGTTGTTTCTCGTTTCATTAGTATTATGCCTATAAAGTTCGCCTTCTTTAAAAGTATAAAAATAATTGTTCATACCTATCATCCAATCAGGATAGTAAGTATAAAAAGATGGAAAACCTTTTACTCCATCATCATATGTTAACGTATAATTTTCCATATTACTTATTATATAGGGTTACAATATTCAAGGTATATAATTTGACCATTACCATCTATTTGTAAAACAACATCTCCTATTTGTTTTTTAGAAAAAGTACCATTACCTACATAAGCATTAGTTAACTGTACATTAGTAAAAAGAAAATCACCAACTAAAAACTCATCATCCTGAGCATATACTGTAATAGGGAAATCTGTGATATCACACGCACTTACTACTGTACCCGTATCGTTTGATATTTGATAAGGTGAAGGTACAAATGGACACGTTGAAACAGATAAAATTTGACCATTACTATCTATTTCTAAAATAGTACCTCCATCTTTATTTAATTTATAATATCCACCATCACCTACAAAAGCAGTAGTTAACTGTTCATTAGTAAAAATAAAATCATTAAGTAAAAACTCGTCATCTTGAGCATATACTTGATTAGGATAAGTTGTGAGATTACACGCATCTACTACTGTAACTGCAGAGTCAGTTAAGAAATAAGGTGAAGGTACAAATGCACACGTTGAAATAGAAACTATTACTCCATTTGAGTCAACAGTAATTATTTTTTTTGCAGAAGTAAGGTTAATGGTATAATCACCTGCAGGAACTAAACTTGCTCCTGAACTATCTTGTGTAAAAAATTCATGTATAGCAGGATCACCTAAAGTTCCTCCAAGGTTTGGCACATTATAATAAGTATTTGGAAACAATGTTGTATCACAATCACCTCCAATATTTGATGTTAATACACCACTAAGTTCAATAGGACAATTAAGATTTAAATTCCAAGCAGTACCACTACATGGACCAAAAACCTCTAATAATACTGTGATTTCTGAAATACTTAATACAGGAACAACTAATGTGCAAAACCCTGGTCCACTTGCAGTAAGTTGAACATCTCCACTTGTTCCCGTAACAACACCATCTGTAGCATTAGGTATGGTTGGAAATGAAGAAGTTGCTATGTCATAAATAAATATATCTTGATTTGTATAACCACCACCATCTAATGTACTACCTATACCACAATCAGCACCTGTACTTCCAAGAAAAGTAAAGTTTGAAGAATTATTAGATTTTAAAGAACCATATGTAATACTTGTTACCTTATTATATACAACAGAGTCATATATAGCCCTTACACCATCAGGTATACCTTGTGGGTTAAAATAAACTATTAAAGCACCTATTGCTCCTCCTGTAGAAAAAGATAATTTATAAATACCTGAATTTCCTCCTGCATTTATATTCTCATCACACCCTACTAAACAACTATCGCATATCTGAGGAGGTAATAAAGAACAAGATTTTTGTTCTCTAGAAATTTCACCATCAGAATACCATCCATCAGTAGCACAAATTGTTAAGTCAGAATCTGTAAAGATTTTAGTAGCTGATGCTAAAGTTGGTCCGTTTAAATAATAATTTCCTGATGTAGCCATGTTAATTTTTTACACTAAAATTTAATAAAGTGAATATAAATTTATTTTTACTAATGCTATAAGAATATCTAATAAAAGTTATTTTACCTAATCTAAATAAAATTTCAATTATATCCCATTTTTTAGCATTTGATTTCCAATTGTTTATATATTTCATAATTATTTATTTTTATTCGCAACCACAACAAGAGTCTAAATTATCAATATCCGAATAACATAACTCAGCAAGTACAGGTTCTCTATAATCATATATTAAATACAAGTAATCACCATCCGAACCTGAAGGCATAGTAAATTGTGATAAATATGTAGATGGTGAATTAGAGTCATCAACCACTAATGTTGTAGACGCATTTATTAAATTCTGAATAGCAACATTTGTATTAGCATATAACGTACTGCTTCTTAAAAATCTAAAGTTCATTGGTGGATTAGAAAATACAAAGTCATCTGTAGGTGCGATTTTTTCGGATATTATCGAAACATTTGCTCCATCTGCAGGAATAACGCCTGCTCCTTGAAATCCTAATACAGAACTATATTGAGAAACAATAGGAGAAAACGTAAGTGATTTTAATTCCACCTGGCTTTGATGTAAAGGAGAAACAAAACCTCCATCAATCCACCTATAATTGTTATGTATAAACTGACCTGCATCTACATTATCAGATACACATACTTGAATTATCTCTATTTGATTAGCGTTAGGACACGAAACATCTACTTCTAAATTTGAGATTACTGTCCCTGAGTTTGCAAGAAATGTTATTTCTACAGTATCTGTTAAAACAGAATTTTTGTCAAACGTAAAAGTATTAGAACCTTGAACCACAGAATTAAATGAACCAATTCCATTATATAAAATTTCTATAGTAAAAGGATTTGCCTCAATAAAATTATTTTCAACACTTATAGTTACCTCACCAACTAAATCTCCAACATTAAAACATAAAGATTTAAGGTTAGGAAGATTGTCGCTATTATTAAATTGAAAAGTTTGGTCTACACCACAATCAACACATTTAATTTCGCTAGGTAAAGATTCATTGTTTCCTGAAAAAACATATTCATCCATGTATGGGTCATACCCTCCAAGTTTTTGAGTGTTTGGGGATTCTATAAATCTATCTCTAAACCAAGAACGCATACCTGCTTCTGAAATTACAGTTAACTGCTCATTAGAATAAGCACTACCTCTTAGTTGAATTAAAACTCCACGTTTTTGATCAGAAAAATATTTATCATATCCGTATACTGCAAAGCTTTCAGGATTAAAACTTATTCCAAACTCTTCTAGTCTAGCTATTTGCGTTCCTAATACTTCAGGAACAGACGTTATAGAACCTCCTACTGCAGAGTCAGATAATAAATTTTTACCTGCCAAAACATAAGATATTTTGTCTTCTTGTAAAACCAACACATCAGTACTTCTTGCAAATAATTTTTGTATTGGTCCAAACGATTCTTCAGTTCTTTTAAAGTTTATTAAACCTAAATTAAACTCATTTAGTTTATTGACATTACTTTCATCATTGTATATACCACTATAAGTAATATCAGCAAAACGATTAGCCTGCCTATAATCTTCTGCAGAAGTAGTCGTTACTCTGTTTCCTAATAGTAGTGGTCTTCCAACTAAAGAATCTCTAATTTTATAACTTTCAACTCCGTTACCAAAAGAAAAACAATTAAAAAATGATGTGTCTATAATTGCAGGTTGAGTTAATGTTTGAGACTGTATATTCCCTAAATGAACATTTTCTACAGACGTAGAGCTTATTATTACATTTGAAGGATTACTAGGTGGTGTAGATGCCGAAACAACCATTGAACCACAATCTCCATTTACGTTTTGTATAGATTCATCTGGGTCAAGAACTATCTGTTCTTGAATACCTTGTAAAGTATACTCAAAAGCAATTGGGTTTGGCTCTGCTGCATTAACACTTAAGTTAAATAAACATCCTTCTTTTACAATATCAAAATTTTCCGACCCTTCAAACCATACATCAGGTTGAGCATCAACAGGTTCAGTTTCAAAAACAATTGTGCTTTCTGCCCTAAAAATTTCAAAAGTAACTATAACAGTTGACCTTCTTTTTTTAGTTGTTCCACAAGCTCGAGTCCCTGAAACAATAAAACGAATTTCTTGAGTAGAAGGGTCTTTAAACCATTTGTAAAAATTAGTACATAGTTCTGGTGTAATACCATAATTATTAGAAGGTGAAGTCGCAAGAGTTGATATGTATTCGTTTTCTACATCACATCCTGTGCCACCTACTTCTTGTGTTCCTGTATTTAAAATATTCTGAACATTATCTCCATTCCACCAATCAATAATATCATCATAATCCTGAGATGCAGTTAATGTACTTTCTAGATTATATTTTCTACGCTCACATCTATTGTCTCCTTTTTCAGGACCTCTTCTGCTAAATTCAAAATTTATATTAATTCTACTCCCTGCAGGAATATCTAAATTAGTAAAATTATTAGGAGAAGTTTCTTCACCAAAACCTTTATACGCTAATACAGGGTAACGCTCTTTTTTTTCAGTATCTGATTGTCTCCCTGGTAATATAAAAGGGTTATCCCCAAGAGCAACAGAAAAATCCTGAGCCTTTATTTTCATATAAGTTCCTGCAGGAATAAGAATATCTTCCCCTTCAGAATTTTGAGGAGCAGGGTCTAGAAAGTCTGCCTCTTTAGCTTCTTTATCTAATACTGTTGCGTATGCACACCTAAGCAAAGGACCTAGAGTATCTAGCTTTACAATATATCTATCACCTGATTCTACTTTTCTTTGATTTTCACCTTCTAATAAAAAATATGTTTCATTTGTAGTAGGGTCTGTAAAAAATATATTTGTATAAATAGTCTCATACGTGTCTTGACTAGGTTTTATAGCAAACTTATATTTTGTTGCCCAATACGGAGGTCTTTGCTGAGTAGGAATAGAAACTCGCATATAATTTTTTAATTCAGAAAAACCACATGGTACGTGTTCACTATTATTAGTGCTAACTAAAGCAGTAGAAGACCTATTAAATTCATCCATATAAATAATACCTATCTCATAGTCTCGATTACTATGTAAACTTTTAGTATCACTTATTGTTTGGAAACTAACTTCAGCAAAATTCCAATTAAAGTATTCATAAGAACTTTGAGTTGGAGTAATAACATCATCAACTCGTCGCATAGCAACAATTTGAAAACCTATGCTTGATGAGCCAGGAGATGTAATAATCTCAATAGGCTGATTAGCAGCAGATATTCCACTTTCATATTTTGTCCAACTCGTTGGTTGAGAGGCATCTAAAATATTGGGTGTGTTACAATTAACTAAATCAGTAAACGTATTTCCTTGACATGATGTTTCTTCAAGAGGGTCTGAATCGTAAACAGGTTTTATGTTTGATGTTGTTCCAACTTTATCTTGAAAGTCAGCACTTATTGCTAATTCATAAACACTATTAAAGTCTTGAGGTAACACGTAACTCCATAGAACTGTAGTTTGAGTAGTTGTTTCTGTAGGATTAGAAGCACCTGAAAAAGAACTGTGAACAAAACTTGCATCAATACCTATAAGTGCTCCTGCAACTAAATTAAAACCATCTAAGTTAATTAAAAGTTGAGCATCAACAATATCTACTATAGAACCAAAAGAATAACTTCCTTCGTCTGTGGTATCTTCTACTGACTCAAATCCTATTTCTTCAGAGATTAGTTCAGTTTGAAACTCTAGTCTTACAGGTGAATTATCAACATCTACAAGATTGTAGTTTTCAATATAGTTACCATACATAATTCTATTGCCCATTAATGTTTGAGCTTTAGCTAATAATGGAACATTATCGTAAAGTCTTAATAATTCAGCCTCTGGAAGTATAGTAAATATTTTACTGTTTCTAAATGTAAAAGTATAATCTGTATTGTCAGCAAGACCTAAATCTGATTTTTTTAATTTTTCTATAACTTTAATTACAGTACCACTACTATCTTTAAATAATAAATCTATTGCAGTAACTAAAGGACCACCTGAGTTATATGTTATGATAGCAGTATTAAATCTGTTTGTTACTCCTTCATTAAGGTACGACTCTGAACTAAATTCAAAAGGATTTGTGTTAAATGCTGCATCTGAAAATTGTGAAGTAGCTGAATACTGGTCATCTTGATACTCGTACCTATAAGCAAAAGAAATAAATCTTTCTTCTAAATAATTTTCATCACCCCCGCTTGTTGTAGTTAGTTGAATAGATGGAGAACTATATGGTGGTTTTTTTATAACTAATAATGACTCTTCTAATAAACCTGCATTGCTATTACCATCAACTAATGGTGTGCCACTTGGATTAGAGTAATTACGATTTATGTTTATAAATCTTGGTGCATTATAATAATCTGTCCAAAATAATAATCCATCAATAAAATTTACTCCTGTAATAAGATATTTTTCATTAAAATTTAATACAGTTTCAGTAGGCGAAAGACCTCCCTTAGAAACACTTATAACATGATATATTAAAGTTTGAGTGACTGTATTAAAAGAAACAATTAAATCTAACTTTCCAGTTGGACTTATAATCCCAAAAGTTGAGTCATGAATAAACCAATATATTGTTTCATTTGCTCCATCTTCATAAGCTCCAATACATTTTGCATTGTTACTTAAAGATTCACCTTTATAAGAAATAGAGGTTAACTTTGTATTCCCTTTAGAGTTTTCTACTGCTCCTATTTCAGTAGATTCTGAAGACCCCAACCTAACATTTACTGCGTCAATATATTGTCCGTTTGGAACTAATCGTTCATCAACGGACTTATTCATTTTACCTGCTATAAAGTTTCTTTGAAATGTAGCCATATTACTTTATCCACTTATCTTTACCTCTCAGATTCATTAATAATCTTCCTGGATGTATATTGCTTAATCTTATTTTTGCGTTTCTTAGAAGTGCTGATTTAGCTTTTCTAGCTCTATTTACAACATACTCTTGAACACCTAACTTAGAATTTAATATTTGATAACTAATGTATGCATACACATAATCTTCAAATAACTTATTTACAGTTACTTGACTATCATCACCATTCTCCATACCATCAGATATGTATTCTAAAATACAACTATTATTTGCCATAGTAGAATCAAAGTTTATCACACCTGCTTTTTTATCAATCCTAAATGTAGGATTAGAATTTGCAGTTTCTGTGTTAAGACCATATCGTGCTCCTATTTCAAAATTAAAATACCAAAGTCCTTCATACTCATAACCCAATAACCCATTGTATGGGCTTAAAGTGTTTAAATATATACTAGGTTTTTGACCTGTAATTCTATCAAAATCCAAAGGTGAGTATTCAGGTTGTAAAGCCTTACCATCTTGGTCAAATAATATTCTAGAATCATTAGCTTGCAAGTAAGCCTTAGAAGAATTAACTTGAATGTTTTCTACCATTGGTCTTATAACACCATCTTGATAGTAAGATATTCTAACCCAATTTACATAATCAGAAGGAAATATAAACCTAAGTTCTTCTGATACAGTAAGTTGTAAAACTTTCACCTCTTTAAAAGCATCGTAGTTTAACTCTTGTATTGCTCTTTTAGCATGAAATAATATCTTATATCTTTCTTCATTGTTTACCAATGAGTGATTTCCTGCATACATTAACTGATAGTTTACAACTATATCTTTTAATGAAACATATTGGTATGACCCCCAATTAGCATTTTCAGGAGTATCACCTCCGTTTTCATAATATTCGTATTGGCTAATATATGACATATCTATTTCTCGCTATTAGTTTCAGCAGCCTCTGTAGCTCCTGCATATTGAACAACCTCTGACTCTCTTATTGAAACTCCTGCGTACTGCAAAATTTTCATTGTTAAGTCTGTGGCATCGTCTGGAAACAATTCAAAATCTTGGTAGTCTGGCTGCGTTTGATCAAATACAGGCTCACTACTTGTGCCTAAATCTACATAAGTCCACTTTGGTGGATTAGGATAACGTATGTATTGACAGTTTACTGTTGGTAGTGCTACTGCTAAAGGATATACAGTTGCAATATCACCCTGTGTAGTATACGCAGGAAACATTGTGGATGGAGCAGTTAAAGGAGAACTATTTAATAGTAAAATTTTACTTTGTTCAATCCTTTCTAATTCTGTACCGCCTATAAATATTTTATTTATTAAATAATAATCAGACCCTGTTGTAGAAAGAGATGGTAAAAAAAAGCTATCATTAGAAGTACCATTTTGAGTTAATGGTGATGTTACTGAAAAAAAATCAATAACCTCTACATAACCTTTTTTAAGGTCAGCATAACCTGTACCTGATGTTCTTTGGTTTTCTTTATTTATCTGATAATTATAAGCATAGAAGTAGTCTTCAAACAAATCCATTTGAGCTTGTTGAGCATATAAATTAAAATCTTGTGGAGAAATATATCCATAGTTATTTTTATTTAACACCGCTAAAACTGTGTTTCTAATATCGTTTATCATTACAACTATTATTTACACAAATATAGTTAAAAAAAAAAGAGGACTTATTTCTAAGACCCCTTTACCCAGCTATTACACTTAACCTACTAAATAATAAAAAGCCGATGAAGACATTAATATTATTAACTAAGATAATAAATTAATTTAATTTTCCAATAAATTTTCTAAAAACTTTAAAGCTTCTATTCCATCATCAGATTGAAAGAATGAAGATAATATATACAAAGGATCTTCGCCAAATGGAATTGTGCAAATCCTTGTTTTATTAGTTGATGTATTATACCAAACCTCTTTGTTTTTGTTTCTGTATTTTATTAAGCCTTCCTCAAAAAGCTTATGAACAGTTGAATTCAGTTTTAATACAGGGTCATTTATTGCATTCATAAATTCAACAGGTTCTCTTTTAGCATAAACTAAAATATCCCTTTTCATTTCGTCTGTACTAATTCTTGATGGGTCTTTAGAAAATAAAACTCTTGTTAAGGTTTCCAATTGCAACAACGATAAAGAACGTGCCTCAATCATTGCATCAAGCTCAATATTAATAGTTTCAATAATTTTTTGTGCATCTTTTGCTTTATCAAGTTCTTTAAACTTAACTCCGTTATGTGGATGAACGTGTAAAAACTTTTGTAAAATCTGATTTGACTTTGGAACTCTTAAGAATCCATCTTCAAAAATAACAGGCTCTATAATTGCGTTGCCATCTTGTTCGTCTACAAATGGTGATTTTTGATTTTTAGCATATCGAAGTTCACGATTTGTTTCTGTTTCCTCGTCAAAATGTAGTAATGGGAAACGTCTAGTGTGTTTTGTTGCAAGCATAAAAGATAAAGGTGCTGCATTCCTTGTTAACTTGTAGACCTTGTCTACTCTTTGTACTGTAGTTTTCATTTGATATGATTTAATTTAATTTATAAAAAAGGAGTCTCTTTGAAGAGACTCCCTTTAGTTTTAATTGGTATTCTTAATCTTGGAAGATGAAGAAGTTGTTTGCACCTAAAGTACATACTGCTCTTTCACTCAAGAAGTTTACTTCCATTGCATCCAAATCAGATGTTTTTGCACCACCTGCTGAACCTGTAATCCACGTTTTGTAACGTCTGTCTTCAGTTTCTGAAGCTCTATACCTAACGTGTAAGAATGGTCTCTTAGCGTTTTTACCAAGAACTTGGTCGTAAACAGTTGTAGAACCTGCAGGAACTAACAAACCATTAATACTACCTGTACCATCAACACCACCACGCATAGTTGGGTCGTTTAAGTATTTCCAATCAGACTTGTAAAAATCGTAACCTCTACGGAATCCTGTAAATCCTAAGTTTAAAGCCATCTCTTCATCATTGTCAAAAAGACCATAAGAAGTTCCACCTGCACCATAAGAATTTTGAGCAGCTAACATATCGTCAATGTCAAATCCAAAGTCTCTGTTGTTGAAAATTACATTTTCTTCGATAGAACCTTGCTTATCTAAACGAGAGATAATTGCATCAAAATCAGCTAATGCATCAGGATTTCCACCAGACCATACATTACCTCTATTTTGTACTACATAAAATACACCTTCAGAACCTTTGTTACCTACTTGGTCAGAAGTGTTTTGAGTTGCAGCACCAGAACCTGCTTCTGCAGGAACTGCTTCAATCATTGAAGTCTCTAAATAGTCATCGTAACGTAAACGAGTTTCATGCTCAGACTTCAAATACCAAAGGTATCCGTTAGCTCCGTTTTCAGTAGTTACTGAAACCCATCCGATTTGAGCCATATCAGAACCTGATACTGCATACTTATCTTTGATGATAATTGGACTGTTTTCAAAAATGAAATCATCAGACTCTAAAGAACCTTGCATTCCGTTTGTTCCTTTTCTAAATTCAGAACCATAAATAAAGATACTTGCATCAGCATTTCCTAACCCTGTACCACCTGGATAACCTGCAGCATCATAAAATGCAACAGTAAATTGGTTGTTAGCAAGGTCTACTGCTATAACAATAGCTTTATATTCTCCTGAACCATCGTTGTTTACAACAACTACTGTTTGACCAACTCTAATTGCAATCTGAACTGTTGCACCAGAACCTGGTTGCACAGTTGAACCTGCAGGATTAAGTGTGTCATTAATTTGAAAAATTGCTTCTCCATCTGGTGCACCTAATACTGCAGTACCACAATCTACATATTTTGTATGTAATCTTCCTTGCTCTGCCCATTTAATAAGGTCTGAGTTAGAAGGCATTTCTGCTCCTACCATTCTAATGAATGAAGAAATTGTTCTGTTACCATAACGCTCGAATTCTTTTTCGTATGTGTCTGGTAAATACTGATTTAAAAAGTTGAAATCTGTAATGTAATTTGATGCCAAAGGTGTTTGATGCGAACTTGGTTGCAAATCAAAACCTGGTGCGGCTTGAACTGATCCTGCCATAATTTTATTGTTTTTTTAAATTAATTATTTTCTTTTAATACTTTTAATCTTAAGACCTCTACCACTATCTGTGCTTAAAGCCTTAAACTGTGTTCCTCCCTTGGTACTCACTTCAGGTGTTTTGCGTTCTGACATATTTATATTTTTTGTCTTACGCATTACATCCTCTGTGGCATTAGATTTACCTTGCTCATAAAAGAACTTAGCAAACTTTTCAGGATTCTGTGCAATTGCTACACTTCTATGAAAACCTTTAGAGTCTTTTAAAAGACCATCATCATCTAAGTATTTGGTTGCCCAACCACCTGGATTTAATGCACTCTTTTTTAATTCATCTAAACTAGATGGAGAAAATGTTATTGTCTCTTCACCCATATTAAATTCAAAACCTTTGAATTCAGGTGTAAATACTTCTAACGTTTTAGAGTCATAAAACTCTTTTTTTCTCGTAGTCTCTTCTTCATAGGACTTTGCATCTGCAATATACTGCTTATAACCATCCATTTCTTCGTTAGATACATTTGAAGTTTGCGTTCCACTTGACTCAAGTGGTTGCTTGTACTTCTCTTGCATTCCTTTGAAATAATCTTTGGCTTTAGCAATAGCTTTTTTCTTCTTTAACTTAATTTTTTTTATATCACCCTCATCATCTAAATCTTCATCAAAAGAATAGTCCTCCATTAAGGTTTCAATATCCTCTTTATCAAGACCATTTTCAGTAGCGAATAAATAATCTTTAAGTAAAGAATCAGGATTAAGGTCATCAAAGTTTTTTTGTAATTCTACAAAATCATTAATACCTCTACCTGTATCTTTTTTATATTTAAAGTAAGCAGCGACATCTTCAGGTAATTCTTCCTGAGTTTCTCGCTGACTCATTAACTCATCAAATGAACTAATGTCTTTATTATATCTTTTTCCAATATATGAAAGAACGTCTTTCTCGTTTAATTCAGCAGGCTCTTCAACTTTTGGCTCTTCAGCTTTTGGCTCTTCAGCTTTTAAACTTTCTTCATGATTGTCTAAAAGTTGTTGTTCTACCTCTTGAACCGACTTCTCTTCTCCTAATGTTACCTCTTTTACTTTGAATTCCATATGATTAAATTTGATTGTTACAAATATAAGTAAAAAATAATATTGTTTTTAAGCCCTACCTTGGGTTAAACTCTGAAAGGTCAAATCCATCAAGACTATCTTCATTAGATTCAAACCTTTGAGGAGGTAAATTATTTTTTCTTTGATTGATTAATCTTGATTGTTCTGTGTTTGCCTGAGATATTCTATCTGCCTTAGCTCCCTCTCTTTGAGTTTCTCTTTGAGACAATGCTTCCTCATCTAAGCCTCGTAACTTCAAGTTGTAATTAAACTCTTCCTGCATTAACTTACTTTTTAATACAGCTTCATTATTTTGCTTTTCAATTTCAAACGCTATTTCAGCTTGCTTTAACTGCATTTTACCCTGCACCTCAGCCTGTTGTTGTTGCATTACAAGTTGCTGACTCATTTCCTGAGACTTAAGAGCTTGTTGAGTCTGCATAGCTTGCTGCTGCATAGCTTGTTGTTGTTGTTGCTCTTGTAAAGCTTTACGTTTTACTTTAAGTAATTGATTAGCAAGTTTAATATTTCTAATCTCCCTAATATCAATTGCATCCTCTAAGTTTATATCACCTTTAGATAATGCCATTTGTATGTTAGACTCTAACTGAGCCTTCTGTTCTTCGTCAGGAGCTATTTCAATAAATATTCCAAAGTCATAAATGTATAAGTCTTTTATGTCATCAAGTATACTGACATTATATTTACCAATAGCATTAGCAAAATCATCTTTAAAATCAGCATATTGTAAAATATCTGCAACCCTATAAGTTATGGCTTCAGATAAACTTCTATAAAGATATAAAGAGCCATCAAGTATATGTCTTGTAGCCACATTTGAATTTAATGCTGCTAGTTTTTGCAAGCCAACTAAAGAATTAGGATCAGGATTAGAAGCATCTCTAGCCTCATTTAAACCTGTTACCTGTCTAATCATTCCTAAGTAATGATTATAATTAGCAATAAGCATCTGTGTTTTACTTGCACCTGAGCTTGATTGTAATTCTTTAATAGGAACTTTACCTTGATTATACTCTCCATCCTGCGTATAACTCCTACCAATAACAGAACCTGTTTGAAAATACATACGTAATGCATCCTCTGGGTTGTATGCTGCTCCTGTTCCTAAATCTATCTCATTTAATCCATCAGCATCTATGTATACACCATCAGGTACAACTTTAGCAATAACTTGTTGTAGTTTTAAATGTGTAATTTGAATTAAATCAGCAAATGGTATCATCCTTCTAGTCAAGGATTCAATACTTCCTTTATACATTCTTGGTGCTACTGCTACATAATTCGGTAATGCGTGTTGCTGAGATGACTTAGGTCTTACCATATTTTCAGCAAGCTCCCATTTTAAAATAATACTTGTTCCCATAACCATGATACCATCGTACCAAACATCTATGGTTTTTTCTATTTTTTCAAATCTACCCTCCTCCATCATTTCGATAGGTGGATTGAATTGGTCATCTTTTTCAATAATTTTTGACCCTCCATTCTCTAGTATTCTTTTTTTATACACGACCTTTTTTGTGGTCTTATAATTAAAATACATAAGAGTAACTGTGTCTTTATGAAACAAGTCATTATCTTGAACTTGAGATACATTATAATAATCATACCAAGACTGAGAATATTTAGATATCTCTTCTAAATCCTCATTGGTTAAAGATTGGTCAATCTTCATACACTCTGTTATTGGTATGGTTTTAATTTCACCCCAATAAAAACAATCCTTAAAGTGTGGGTCTTCTGTATAACTATAAACAATATTAGCAGGGTCAACATACTTTATTTCAACTCCTGCTCCTGGTAAAAACTCATGCTTTGCACAACCTATACCTAAGACTGTTAAATCATAGTCTATTCTTTTTCTAGTATCGTTATAATGGTTTTCAGTAAAAATAGTATTAATTGCTGCCTCTTCAGCTATCTCTATAGCAGGCTTATATTTTAGCTGCATATATAAATTTAACTCTTCATCAGTTTGAGGAAGGTCATCAGGGTTCATAACAAATGGGTCTGCTCCTGTTTCTTTTTGAACAATCTCTAGAATGTCTTTTGCTGCTGATTGACCTTGTATCATATCTTGATACTTACTTCTTTTTGATTGAGACATTGCATCTTCTGCGTATGCCTTAACATCAAACATCCTGTCATTCATTCCATTAACAACAACATCAACAAACTTAGGGATAATAGGAACGGGTGTCCAATCTAAGTTAAGATAACTTAAATCTCCATCAACTGAAAGTTCATTTTTATATTTAGCAACAGACTGTTCACCTCTTGCATAAAGACGAAGTCTTTGAAAATCTCTTGATTGATTATAAAATCTACAACTATTTGAGTCTTTTTTAAACCACTCATATTGAATAGCCTGACCTATTTGCAGTCCAAATTCATCTGAAGCTTTTTCAGAATCAGAAACAAACTGACTTGGGAAACCAATAGATGAGATATTTATCTTTACGTCTTTCATTTATTTAATTATTTCACTACGATTTCCTTTGTTACTATATCTAGCAAAGTTAACAATAATATTTGATTGTTTTTTTACAGGCTGATAAAGGTGTCTTTGACAAGCCATTATAGCTAATCCTGAACTAATAGATGCATCAAATTTAGTTCTATTACTAATATCAAATTTTGCCCAATCTTCTAAAGTTCTACTAAATGGCATATATCCCATTTCATCAGGACCAATCAAACCTACTTTACTTTCAATGTAAGACTCAATAGCTGCTGCGTGTGCTTGTTTTACCGCCTCACTTGAGTTAGGTATTCCTCCAAGCTCTTTCTCTGTCTTAGATAGCTTGTTTTTAAGTTTGTCTGGTCTACTAATGCTAAAGCCTCTGTAACCCCTATTTTTAAAATGATACAACAACCTCGGCTTATTGTTCTCTACCAATATTGGCATTCCATAAAATACACAAGCCATTAAAACTTCTTCAAAAAATATTTCTGCAGTTTGAGGTCTGGCAACATACTCTAAAAAAAACTGATTGCTTGGTGCGTCATCCATGTTGAACTTTGTTAATCCATGCAAAGCACCATTAGAAGCACCGCCTCCAACTGTTCCTGAAATATCGTAACTATCACAACCAAAAGCACCTAAGTGTTCGTTTGAAGGGAAAAAATCTCCTCTATGATTTTTCTTATATCTGTTTTGTAAATTCTTTTGAGGAATCCATCCCACTAAAAATCTACCTCTAGTATTAGGAGTCCATATAACTTCAGTATCTTTAATTCCATTTTTCCAAGAAAATGAACCCCTAGTTGTATGATGCTCTTTTATTAAAGAGTCATTGTAATCTATCTGTTGATATATACGAGTAAGATTAAACAAAGACTGTTTACTTTCATCTCTAAATGCATGAGACTCTGTTCTAGGAAATTGTCTGTAAAATTCATTTAATGCATCAGCATCATTTTTTAAACTATCAACCTCATTACCCCAATACTCCACAACATCATCCATTGGCATACCATGCTCATCTATATATCCCTCAAAGTTCCACTCCATTGGAATAAATAAAGAGTACATTCCGCTTTTTGTTTGCCCATTGTTACTTCTTTTTTTAGGATCGGAATCGTAGTAAAGTTTTTTAAACTCTTCCCCACCTTTGCTAAGTGCATTAGAAGTTGAACCCATCATACATTTACCAATAATTCGCCTACCTAATCGTAAACAAGTCTTGGTAACACGATAGTTATTTTGTATATTGTTTGGCTTAAGCCATTTTCCACTTTCATCGTGTGCTAACAATAATAGCTTTTCCCCATCATAAGAGTTGTCATCTGTATTCTTCCAATCAATCGTAGTATCAAGACCCTCCATAACATTGTCATCTAGGTCATACATATTTTTTTTTGTAATCTTAGAAGCAGGAACTCTAAATGCTAATTCTGTTTTAGGCTTATCCATACCATCCTGAACAGGCTTAAAAAAGAAAGGATAGTTTCGTACAATTGGAACAACCTTATCTGTAAACATTTTTTTAGCATCAGACCCAGACTTAGAAAGAATTCCTATACGAGAGTTTTTAGATATCGTTCCTATATTTGCACACTCTTCGGAAGCCATGTATGAAAAACCTGAACGTCTAATTTTTAGATATATCATTCCAAAAGAACGTGGGTCTGCTTTACAAGCCTCCCAATAGATATAAAAAACTCTGTTTGCTTCTCTAAAATCAGGATATCCTACATCAATTTTTGTCCATTGAAGATACATATACTGAGAACCTGTAATGTATGTAGGCTTATTATTATTTACAAACCAATAACCTTGATCTCTTTTATCAAACTCTTCTTCAATATAATCAACCCATTGTGCTTTAAAAGTATTTGGATGTTCATTCCATTGAAATATTGATTGAATTTTATCTAAAACTTTTGGAAGCTCTTTTCTGTTCCATTTGTTTGTGTCTCTTTGAAGAGACTTTGGAGATTTAGGCAATCCTATTCTTAATCCGTTAATGTCGTATACCTCTCCAATCTCTCCTGTTTTGGATATAATAACTACATCATATTTTTCATCGTAACCATATTGCCACGACTTATTGTTGTTCTTTTTTTTGAGTATACCTTTAGGGATATAATCTTCTAGAACTGTATATAAATTATGAAGACCTTCGTTCTGCAAATCCTTGTTTTGTATCTAGTTTACTTGGACCTCGTTCCTCGATTTCCATTAAGTTTTTTTCATTCTCTATTCTAGTCAGTATATCAAACGCATCAAATATAGCTAACTTTTTAGTTGCTGCTGCATTTTTTAATCTATCTGCAGCTAACTCATCTTCATCCTCACCATATTTTATAATATCTTCCTTAGCTACTTTAATTAGTTGCTCTACGGCTTTCATCCCTGCCTGAATAATATTCTTTTTTAAAGTTTTTGAGTCTAGTGCCATTAGGATTGTATTTTATTCTTGGTCTTTTTTTTCTTTTAGGTTTGTCATTCATAATTTTATTGTTATTTGATGATCAAACATTCTGTAAAGTTTCTCTCCATCAACCTCAAACTCATATTCACTTTCTGGCTTAAAACAAATTTTATCTCCTTGATTTACATTTTGAGAGTGTAAGTAGTCATTAGTGTATTTTATTTCACCAACTAATGGTTCTTCATTGGTATTCTTATATAGATAATAATCCTCTGTATCTAAAGGCTTAACAAAACAGTATCTACCATGAGTTTTCCAATCTTTACCATTATGATATAAATAAAATTGATCAGGCTCTACAAAAAACAAGTTATCTTTAAAAAAACTTCTACCACTTTTTCTTCTTCCATACATATCATTATAGAATTTAAAAACATTGTGGTGTACCAATAACTTATCTCCTACTTTTATAGGACCATTGTATACAATTGGTGTGGCTATCACTTCAGCTATCCTATTGGAAGCCATGTGATTCTCTTCAGATGTGCTAGTTATAAAATCTACGTCACCTATTTTTTTGGTGTTGTTGTATCTTTTATCATCTAAAGGCTTAGTAATGAATAAATATGGTGACCTCATTAGAAATTAATATTATATTCAACAGATACAGGCATACCTACAAAATACTTCCAACATACAATTTCTTTGGTATAAGGAGACTCAATCCATATTTGAAAAGAATTTAATTCTTCATTATATTTAATGTGATGTATAATATATGAACCTTTTAAAACTTCCTGACCTACAACATAATGCATAGCACCTCCTTTATAGTCAGGACCCACTGCTATCTTTCTAATATCATTCATTTAATTAAATTTAATTTATAACAAATATAGTTAAAAAAAAATACCCCTGAATTAACAGAGGTATTCTATACGAGGGGGAGAAAAAAACTAAAGCCTCTACGAAAGAATACTTTACACTAAGGTCTCTACAAAAGAATACCTTACACTTAAACTCCCCAATATTTTAATTTTGCGTAATCACTCTTGAAATAGATGCATTATCACCTATCGCTATTTGATACTTAACTATATTATTTGTTCCTGGTATTCCTTCAGTATCTGTTTGATATACTAAATTCACAGAATCTGACATACCTCCAATTATATAAGGCTTTTGATGATTTGTATTAGTCCATGATGGATTAACAACACCTATAGCAAATTTCATTAATACCTTGTAAGAAACTCTAACACCTCTTATATTAGTAGGTGTTAATGAGTTATTATGTATATTAAAAGCTCTAGCTAATGCTAGTGAAGAACCATTAGCACACCTAAGAGATAAGTCACTTGTTGTTACAGGAAAATTAGTTAATTCTGTTAATGGGTTATTATTGTCTACTAAAAACTGTAATTTATTAAAAGGAACTTCAACATAAGCGGTACTTCTTACTTTAGAAAAATCAGTAATTAAATCTTGTGTTCCTGCAAATTTTAAGTCAGAATTAAAATCCCATTCTGTGTCTATTCCCCTGCTATATGTTTGATTACCTGCACCCCAATTAGTTCCAGAAAAATCTAATTCCATTCTTTCGCCTCTTTGATGACTAGGATGGACAAACGTTTTTCTTTTTAATTTATTGCCATTTACATCACTATAGTATTTATTTTTAGAAAACCTAAACATAAACAAACGAGGACTTTGATTCATCCACGTTTCATTTGACATATTAGGAACAGAAATACACAACTTTGTTTTAGTTTCTGCAGTAGAAACAGTACTTTTTAAAGCATACATTTCAGGAGTTGGTATCACTCCTGTGTAAGCTTTTAGTGAGTCAACTGTAATATTTTTAGTTGCATTTTCAGGAGTAGAATTAGCCTGAGTAATAACTATCTTATCGCTTCCCTGCGGAGTTACTGTAGGGTATGTATTTATTTTTGGCATAAATATTTTTTTAAAGAAATAAGTTAAACATTTAAACAAAGATACTATTTTTTATTTTTAAAAATTGGAGCTAGTTTATCTACGATTTTTTCTCCACTTCTACCTATAACGTAACCTCCAATACCTATTTCTAGTAATTCCCAAAACTCTGGTTCTAGAACAGGTGTTATTAAGCTAGTTGATAGTTGTGATATAAATTTTGTATATATAATTATAAAACCAAATGACAACATAAGAATAGGTCTCCAACTTCTTTGTAACCAATTCCCTTTTGCTTCTGCTAGTATTATTTCAGTTTGCATTCTTTGCAGCTCAAGCTCTTTTTCTTTAAGAACTTTAAATATTTCATTCTTAGCTCTTATCCTTTCCTCATCGCTAGTAAACAACTCGTCAACAACATCTCCGATTTGTTTAAATACTTTTGTACCAAAAAACTCTAATATTTTTTTCATTTTAAAGGTAAGAATTAAATATAGTTATTGTTGTTCCCTTATCCTCCATATCTTCTAATGATTCATTAAACCTTTTAAGAGCATCTCCGCTACCTAGTGTGTCATAATATCCATCATTATTTAATTCACCAAGATATGTGCCTGGTGCAATGCATCCGTTAATCTGGTCCCACATATTTGCTACATGAATCTTACATTCTGACCTATTAGGAACATCTTTTAATTCCCATACCATTCCAAACTTAGGAGAAAGCTCATACACTAATGGATAAGTTCCTGTTGGTACGTTAGACACATTCCTTTCGTTATTTCTATCACCCCTTTCAATACAAGGACTAATATAGATAGGTTGACGTAATTCATCTAAAACAATTAAAGAGCCTGTAGATTGATTCTCATCCATCCATACTCTTTGTAAAATAACTTTTTTATTCATACTAATAACTCAATTACTTGTTGTGATTTTTCAAAGTTTAAATCTACATAAATAAAAGTATCTGATATTGCGATTCTTTGAAAACCAATTTCTTGAAGCAAGTATATTAAATGATATCTATCAAAAGGGTCTGTACAAGATATATTTGCAGATAATTCTTTAATATTTATAACAATAGGTTTGCCAAACTTTTCTCTAACTTCATTAAGCATTTCAATAAAAGTTTCATCCATTATTTTAATATAAAAAAAACAAGCGGAAGTTCAATTGAACTAAATGACTAATTTCAGTTTTATTAAGTTAACCGCTTGATTTACTTTTCTTTATTTTTATTTTCTAAATAGTTAATATGAATTCTTTGTGAAGTATATATTATAGAGCCAATTAGTAATACTATCTTAAGCAATGCTTCGATTCCACTAAATGATGCTACTAAAGCTACAGAGTTTAATAAATAAATTTTTATATCGGATATGGTCATTTTATTAAACATCTTTTTTAATGTATTCGTACTTTATTTTAACATCAATCAACAAAGAGTTATTTTCAAAAAAATAATATGTAACAGTTGATTTCATAAACAAAGTTAATAAAATTATTTTTTATATAATTACGGGTTTCCCGTAATCTCATCATCAGGAAAAGGATTTATTCCGTTAGCTATTAAAACCTCTCCCCATTCAATCTCATTATCATAATAATCTATTTCTGTCCAATAAGTTTCCATACATTGCTCAGGAGTTATAAGACCATAAGCCATTATGTTTTCCCTCGTATTATCCCAACATATAAACCAAATATCATTTGTTGGATAACATATTTTTGTATTTTGTAAAGATTTTAATTCTGCCATTTTATTATTCTTATTTAGATTTTATATCTTTCTTTTAACGTTACCCATTTTCTATATTTAGCCAATCTTTTAGCTTCTTTTACCAACTCAAAAGGTTTTCTCCTATGATGAATTGGTATTACATTCATTTCGCATAACGCTAACTCTGTAATAACTTCTCTTTCTTTTTCGTTTAAAATATAGCCACAATAAAGATTTAA